AAGGTGAAGGGATTCATTGGGCTTTAAACGTCAAACGAAAGTGGCTTTCTCCACAGGAAAACGGGGTATAAAACGATTCTTTTGTATAGGTAGTACGTTTGTATGCCTGAGACAAACAAAGCGTTTTAAGGCTTATTTTTAACGCATAAAAGAAGGCTCCTGCCTGATGAGACAAAGAGCCCTTATTGATTATAGCTTGATTAGGTTTTCTGTGAGAGTGAAATAAAAGTCAAAGTATTCTTCATCCTCTCTATGGAGTGAGATGATAACTGCTTTATCATTTACAAATTCATGGATTTTAGCATACTCAGCTCCTTCTGGAAGTTCGCCATCGTTTGCCTTACAACGATCACCAATTTTAAACATTCTTACATCCTCTTAATTAAGCCACAATTTTATTTTCATATACAACACCATCGTCTTTCCAGTTCTCTGTAAGACGTACAGGACAGTCTACACTAAGACGAGCACGAAAACAATCAGCCATTGTGTACCCAAGCAGTGTCACATCTTCACGCTTGACAATGAAAGAGTCATGCACTGGAAGAATAGGTTTATCTAGTTTGATAAATTCAGAAAGAACATCGTGTGCAATCCAACTGTCAATGTTCTGCAGCCGTAACCCGTAGCTATCATTGTTACAGAACAGATGTTCAAACTGCGGGTACTCTGCACAAATCATATCAATGACGTACTTAGCTTTACCAAGAGAGTATTGAGATTTCAGAGGATCTCTGAGTTTATTAATTTCTTGTTGAATTGCTGATTGTGCTCCTTTGTCATCTTTAGCGTTGAATAGGATATTGACAGCCAGTTTTACAATAAGACGATTAGCCATGTTGTCACGATCATCCAGCATTTCTGAATACACATCCCGAGGGAAGTCGTACATATCAATCCCTTCAAGTGCAGCAGCAATACGGAAATGAAGGTTAGCAAAGTCAATCTCTACAACTTCTTCACCGTCAATCTTGATATCAAGACGTGCTTTCTCAATCTTATTCTTCATGTGTAGAACATCAGACTTATAGAAACGTCCACCGTGCTCAAGGTCAGTATTGAAGATACGGCAGTAGAAGTTATTTAGATTCTCTCCATTACCATCTGCAATCTTGTGTTTGTTATTGACACGATTGAGCTTTGCTACAGTATCACGAATGCTTTGAACAAGTGATGTGTTACGAAGGATGATAGGATTCTTGTCATCATCACGTACTTCTACCGTGTCGAATGCCAGCATGTAGTATTCTTCTGCAAGAATAACAGCTTCTACGTCATCACAGAATTGGTCAATGAATGCTTGGGTTGGAGTAATGTAACTCACTTGTCTTAGCTCCTCTTCTACGTGTGCTTTACCAATGTGGTTGACAATGTACCCTTCTTTCTCAAGGAAGTCAACCGCTTTAATGACTCTGTGCGTAGTGATGTTCTTCTTACTCTTGTCTGTCTTCTTGTATCTGTCACGGCTGTACACTAGCTTACTGTTCCTACGATAGCAAGACATTAGATTGGTAATCAACATACTAACACATTGTTTATCCTTGTGTGATACCCATCTTGTGTAGGTACTTACCTTTCCTACTATCTTGATATTGTATGTACATAGTCTGGTATTCAATATTGGTTCATTATTCATCTTTCTCCTTCTTACTTAGTGTACACATAACATCTTACCTCTCTTCTACCATACAAGAAAAAGTTTTCTTAAAAATGCCCTACAGCCCTAGTGCCACGGGGCTTTCAGCTTTTTTAACGGTATGCAACTTTAGAAGATTGTGTGCAGCATACACAAATCACCACTCGTTGTCAAACTAAATTTCCCATCGTGTGTAGGTCAGATGAGGCTTGCCACATTCCAACATAACCCAAAGAGGCAACACAACATGATTAAGCAAAAAACTGTCACCATTGACGACTCTGAATTTCTCATCACTTCCCTGCCAGCCACCCGTGGTCTTGCCTATCTAAAGCAACTCACCCGTCTACTTGGCCCGTCCTTTGCCAAGATGAGCAAGGAAGGTGCCACCGTTGGTGACGCACTGGAAGTGCTGTTTGAAAACATGGACACCGTATCCGTTGAAGACCTTATCAAGAACCTAGTAGCTAACGGTGCCACCAAAGGTAATATGGCTATCAATTTTGACACTGAGTTTAGTGCAGACTACGCCAAGCTGTTTGAGCTAGTTAAAGAGATTGTTGAACTGAACTATGGTAATGTTTTTACACTACTCGGTTCAGCAGACCAGTAACTGAATCCGAGGAAGAATCTTCCGATAGTGGGCAGATGAAGGCTTTAGAAAAGTTTAGTCTGCCTTGGGAGATTTACATGTTAGTGACTGGTGAGAAACGGCTTTGCACTTACAACGAACTCCAGACAATCTACGATACACAAGACATGTATGACATGCTTGAGATGTTAGATGTTTCTGCCTACATTGAAGAATGTGCAAGAAAGAAAGCTGAGAGACAAGCGAATAGCAACAAAAGATAACAAGAGGTGAGTGCATGGCTGTTGAAAAGATTGCGGAGTTGATGGCAGAGATTGGATTCTCCGTAAACCCTGCAGGATTGAAGTTGTTTGAAAAGCGCCTTAAGGAAGTTGAACAGCAGATTAAATCTATTGCTGGTGTTCAAGAGAAGGCTTCAAAGAAGGCTGTCAAATCATCTAATGCAGAGATTGCTGCAACAGATGGCGAGGTGAAGGCCAAACAACGAAAGAAGAAATCTGTAGAAGACTTAGCAGAGGCAGCAGACAAGGCGTCAAAGGCCGAACAGAAGGCTCAGGAACGTGCTACAAAGGCTGCTGAGAAGGCAGCACTAGCCAAGCAAAGGGCTGAGGAACGTGCATCCGCTGCAGCACAGAGAGCGGCTGAGAAGGCTGCTGAAGCCCAAAGGAAAGCACAAGAAAGTGTAAGGAAGGCAACAGAACGTACAAGGAAAGCCAAAGAAAGGGCGATGCGTGCTTCTGAGCGTGCTGCTCCTAAGAACAGAGCAACATTCTTCCAGCGTGCAAACCAACTTGCTGTCAAGACAGGACAAGGGTTACAATACCGTCTTGGGGAGCAACAACGCAATGCTGTAAACTCGGCTATGGCTGCAGCAGCCAAGATGGAAGCTGAGGCTAAGAAGAAGGCAGAACAAGCCACAAGGGCACTAGAACTTGCTGAAGGACGTAGGCTCGTTAATGCTCGTCGTCAACAAGTGTATAACCAAGCAGAAGAATCCCACAAGCTGAGGATGCTTGGACTACAGCGACGTCTTGCTAATGCTGAAAAAAGAGCAAGACAGATGAATGGTATTACAAGCGGAAACCCTAATCAGTGGGGTGGTGGACTTGTTGGTGCGATGGCCGCTGCCGGTGCTGGTGGCTTTGGTATGCAAGGTCTTTGGGGTAAAAACCGAGAGATTGTTGCAACAGAAGTGATGCTGGAATCTGCTGTAGGCAGTGAAGAACAAGGGAAGGCATCTAAGCAATGGTTGATTGACCAAGCAAGGCGTCTAGGCTTCGACTACTTGCAAGTGGCACCTGAATTTGGTAAGTTAATGGCTTCCGCTGTTCCTCAAGTGGGGATTGATGAAGCACAACGTACATTCAAAACTTTCTCTGAACTAGCGACAGTTCGTAAGATGGGTGGTTTTGAACGTAAGCGTATGTTCTATGCGTTGCAACAAATGTTCTCGAAAGAGAAAGTAATGACGCAAGAACTACAAGAACAGATGGCTGAATCTGGTTTCGTAGATGCCCGTTCTGTGTTTGCTGAAGCATGGAAACGAATGGGTAAAACTTCATCTCTTGAAAAAGCAATGGAGAAGGGTGAAGTACGAACCAAAGAAATCATGCCATATGTGCTTGAAATCTTGGATGAGAAAAACAGAAGCAGTCTTCCTAAAGCAATGAAATCCTCCATTGCTGCTATGGGTAGGTTGCGTACAGAGTTCAACCTTCTATTTGACATCTTCTCAAAGTCTGGTGGTGATATAGCTTTCGGAAAGATGTTTGATGAACTCGCTGATGGCTTGAATCGTTCACAAACTTCTGCTCAGGCATTCGGCGAAGCGTTTGAAATCCTTGTAAGCCCTATCAGAGCGTTTGGTAGGTTGATTGGTGACACGTCTGAACTGATGAGTTATCTGTCCAAAGAAACAGGGATTTCTGAAAAGAATCTGATGGCTTTTTCCATCGTAGCTGCTGGGCTTCTATTCCCGCTTACACGGGCACTCACTGTGCTGGGTATGCTTGTCCTTGCAATTGAAGATGTTGCAACAGCATTCCAAGGTGGTGATAGTTACTTCCGACGATTTGCAGAATACCTCGGCGGGGGCGAGTTCCAAAAAGG